TTCTTGTACATCCCACCAGTATTAGCGGCGTCACTTTGTGCAATTGAATCTTGTGTGATTGTACCACTATTGGTGCCTATTGTCTGCAAGGTTGCACTGCAATTAGTGGGTTCATTGGCGGTATTGGCCCACCTAATGATAACATTAATGCGATACATGCCTGGTGACAAATTAACGGCGCCAGCGGTGAAGGAATGACCCATCGCACCGGCGATAGTAGTGTCAAATGCAACAACTTCAGCGGTAGCAGTGGTGACTGTCTGAATCCCAGACAATCCAACCAATGCATGGAACCGACTAGACGGCGCACTTGAGGGTTCGAGGTGAAAGTCGCTAAAGCGAATCTTATACCTCACCTCAACATATCCGATAGCGTCGGCTGAAGCCTCATTACGCACCATCACGACTAAAACACCGGGATCGTGCATATAGAGACTGGATCCGATAACGCCATATCGGGTATAGCGCCTACCAGCAAGCATATGTTTTGGTACCACGAGTGTTAACCCGTCCTGCTTGTACACGCTTGACGATATATGGCACTCGTAGGCTGAAAACCTAGCCTGCGATGTCGGCACAGATGAGTTGGGATTGGGATCAAATGCCAAACCCACCTGTCCAGTAGTTGTTGTTATGACGGTTGTGCCTACAAAGTGGAATGACAATTCCTCAAACTCGTAGCAGTCATAGCGCTTCGCTTCTTGGGACAGTGAGGCAAAGCGGGTTTCGAGACCAGGATTAATGGAGTAACCAGTCGACGCGAAATCACTGGTAGAACCGTAAACGGTTGAAACAATGATATCATTGCCGACGTCGACTCGTGCAGAGCGCTTCATTGGCCGGTTCACTACAGTAAACGCGGCTGGCACAGCAACGCTCTTGTTGACTGATGCCTTCTTCTTCTTCTTATTCATTGATTTGTTCATGATTGTATGGAATACCTCATCATGAAGAGGGACTGAACATCCTGATGAACCGCAAATGGGCAGAGCCGTGCAGTCTCTCGGCATTTTGGTTAGCTTGGTAAGTTTTACGTGGGGCACACAACCAATTTGGTCTCCTTGGCAAAAACGTCTATAAGGCCTCTGTGTTAACTTCACAGGCCAGACGTCCTAGGACATCAGGACTCCATGCGTTTTCGGTCGCTCACCGGTCTAGGACGAGCTGGAGTTGCCTACACCAGCTCAGCAATTAGGTTGCCAAACCCGAACGTATGATCAGGCGTGCTCCATTTAAGGGTGGCACGGGCATAGTCATGTTCTAAAGCTACTTGTAGATCGGGGGAAATGCCGAACGCTTCCCAGAAAGATACGCGGGCTACCTGACTGGGTTCACTGAACTTATGGGTCATGCGTAGTGCCAAATACTGCATCCCAGTTTCCAATTCCACCTTACGCTTTGACTCGTTAGTACCTCGAATCAAAGCTTGGTAGTACTGGCAAAATACCGGGACATCTCCAGCAAGTGACATTCCGCACAATCCGATGGCCCTGCGATAGAAGTCAAAATCAGCTTGGTGCTGGATGGGTTTAATGACAATAAGATCCTTATTCAAAACGATGCGAGGGTCCCGTACCATACGGTACACCCCAGGCCTCACTTCGATAGGATGTGACTGACAAAATTCGATGTGCTCGAGTTTATACACAGGTTGTTCCACCTTCATTCTAAACCCGAGCTCAGCGAACCAGCCCTCCACATTGTTAACAAATGCACCAAGATCTGACCGCTCCATAATCATTACGCAGTCATCGCCATCATTTATCAGCGAGCAACGGAGGAAGAAAGCGACACAGAAAGACCACATCATGCATGTCATGAGGATAATGTTACCCAGTGATGTATTCATATCACCGGAACATCGACCCCCATTAACTATGTACTTGATGATCCCGTCGAAACATCGACAGAACCCTCGAGTTATACACTGAAGCATGAGTAGCCAACGGAGAAGCCGATCATTGCCAAAGATGGCGTGGTAAAAGGAATGCTCGTAACGCAAGCCAGCCTGGGAGACATGTTGATCAAACCGCTCCGCGTCTAAGCCTACCGCTACTGGATCCTTATATTTCCGCCAAGCCTCTGCTACGGCATCACCTCTTTCGTCAGCATTCAAACCCTTCATCACCGTTCGTCCCCCCCACATCTCGTCAATCGCCTTATAGATCACATGTTCGCATGCTTTGATGTACACACCGAGCCGGAGATTATATCTAGGGTTCCTTGGTTGTATAATCCGTGGATCAGGATCCGGTTTATTAGTTAAGTTCAACTTTTCCGCCTTCACAAAACTTTGCACATATGCATCTTTGCAGCTGAGTGGTTCAATGCTCAAGCTAGCCAAAGCTTTCTCATACAACCGTCGTTTACGCCCCGTATAAGCCTCGAGAAACCTCTCGGGGGTTAAAGGCGTAACCATTCGCGTATGGGAAAGCAAGGTCCTCCTGGCATTGCCACACCTAGCCACAAAGGTTTTGTACGTGGGTCTGAAAGGCCTATCCCAACCTCCATCCCCAGTTTTGTGGTAGAACACTCGAGTGACGACTGCTCGAAGTGTCGTGTGTACATCCGCATTGTGTACGCCGAACTGAATCCCAACCCCTATAGGAGCAAGGTTGTAGATCTTACGTTCCCTAAAGCGACCCTCAATACCAATTTGAACTGCTAGCTTCTCTTGGCCACCCACATTAACATTATCGATAAGATCATCGAATCTATGTGTGGGTGGACTAGAAAACCCAAATTTATATTGAAGGCAACCCTAGTTAACGGCTCGGACATACGAGGCTTTCCTCTCCGCCAGAGAGATAGGTAGCGGTCTGCCAACGGCACATCTTATGTAACGATACCAATCATACAAAGCGCTGGTATCAACCACATCATGCTCGGCTCGGCTCATCCCAATTTCATGATCTGTTGGGGTGAAGACACAAGCCATCATAACAGTGACGTGGTGTATCATATCTGTGCGGCGAAACGTTCTCATTCGATCTTCATCAGAAAAGATCTCAGCTACGATCGCCCTTCTTATGACTTCCCGACTCGCCTCTCCCTCCTTTGGAACACCGTGTTTGCATTTCACGTTTTGGACAATCTCACGTTGAAACCGAGTGAGTGGCGTCCAATCTTGTTGTTCATCGGACATGACAATGCGCATTAAGGTGTCGACCTCTGTGAGGAACTCCTCATGGTACTCGTGGGCAAGAAGTCTTCCCACGAAATTCATGACTGTCATAGCCACCCTGATAACTGCGATCAAGATGGCCACGCCAATCACTAGTCGCATAGTGGTCTCCGTTAGGCCGATACTACGACTTAGATATCGGAGGAGTTGCGTGTA